AAGCAAAATATTTAGCTGTTATTAGAGATTTTGTTGTTGCAGGTTATACAACAGAATATAATACAGCAAAGACTTTTGACTCTAATACTATTTCAAGCAATCAAATAACGATTACAAGTCATGGTTGGGCGACTGGCGATACAGTTGTTTATGATCGAAATGGTAATACTGCTTTAACCAACTTAACTGATGGTAGCACTTATTATGTTATTTATGTTGCAGCAAACACCATTAAATTAGCAACAACATCAGCTAATGCCACAGCAGGAACAGCAATTACTTTATCTGCTACTGGTGGAAGTGAAACACATAAATTACAAAAATATACTGTTAATAACCAACGAGTTAAATGGTCAGGATTAAACGATAGTTCTACATGGACACCTTCACAATCAACACAATCTGGTTATCAAGATGTTGTTGGAACACATGGCAATATTCAGGCAATAGTGGGTGGAGAAAGTTTTGGTATAATATTTTTTGAACGTGCTATTTATAGAATGAGTTATGTGGGAACTCCCCTTATCTTTACTTTTGATAAGATTGCAGACAACGTAGGAGCTTTTTCTCCAAGAAGTGTTGTTTCTTTTGGTAATATGATTTTCTTTCTAGCCCAAGATGGATTTTATAAATTAACAGGTGGACAACAATTAACTCCAATAGGAGAAGCAAAAATAGATAATTTCTTTTTTGATGATCTTTCTTCTAATTTAGATGGTATTTGTTCTGCGGTGGACCCAAACAATAGTATTGTTGCCTGGTCTTATCGTGGTGGTGCAACAGGTTCATCAAGTGGAGAAATAAATAATAAACTTTTAATTTATAATTATTCTGTAGATAGGTGGAGTACAGGTTCAGATTTATCTATACAGTATTTAGCAAGTGCTTCTCAAGAAGCATTTACCTCACTAGAAGATTTAGATAAGTTAGGAAATTTAGATAATTTACCTAAATCATTAGACTCCTATTACTATGGAGAAGGTATAGTTGGTTTGGCAGGTTTTTCTGGCGATAAAAAATTTGGAAAATTTATTGCAACAAGTCTGACAGCCACAGTAGATACAACAGAATTTGAAGGAGCAGAGGGAAGACGTTCTACATTAATTAACGTTATGCCTATTGTTGATGGGGTTGGAGGAACAACAGTTACAGTAACCCCTTTATCAAGAGCTTCACAATTAGATACAATTTCCGAAGGAACGGCTGTGTCAACACAAACAAATGGCACATGTCCTATGAGAAGTACAACTCGTTTTCATCGAGTTCGAGTTAATGTAACAGGAAATTTTACAACTATGTCTGGTGTTGAAGTAGAAGCTAGACCAGAAGGGAAAAGATAATGGCTACAAACCAATATCCTAATGTACCTTTGTCTATGCCTGATCATGGTCAACATTTACGATTAGTTTCTGGCGCATTAAATAATACGATTGATGGAAAAGTTAATAGCACAGGAAGTGTTACTTTAACAGCGAGTGCAACATTAACAACATTAACCGATGCTCGTATTGGTATAAATTCAATTATTTTATTTATGCCTACTACAGCAAATGCTTTAACAGCTAATGCAAATTTATATGTATCAGCTAGAGCAGATGGTTCAGCAACATTAACACATGCCAGTTCAGGAAACACAGATCAAACATTCGGATATACAGTCTTCGGATAGTCAAATAAGTTACGTTCCTCCCCAAGATGTGGGTTTAATTTGGAAACAGATTGAACCCCTTCTTGTAAAGCCATTAGAGATTGATGGTTTTGCATACATGCCTAAAGATATTTTTGACAGTATTTTAAAACAAAAAATGCAGTTATGGATTTCTTGGAATGGAAAAACAAACGTAGTGGAGTCTGCTATTGTTACAGAAATAGTAGATTATCCTCGACTTCGTTCTTGTCGATATTTTTTGGCAGGTGGAACAAATATGAAAGTCTGGTTCAATCCTATGAAGGAACAAATTGAACAATGGGCTTTAAAAAACAAATGCCAACGTATTGAGTTGGTAGGAAGAAAAGGTTGGGTAAAATGGTTGAAAGACTACAAACAAAAACACATAATATTAATGAAGGAATTAAAAAATGAGTAAAGGAGCAGGAGAAGCACGTTCAATTTCTAACGTAGAACCTTGGGCGACACAAAGCCCATATTTACAAAAAGGATTTGAACGAGCAGAGGCATTATATAATCAAACAGGACCAAGTTATTATCCTGGGAAGACGTATGTTGATTTTGCCCCTCAAACGACAAGTGCATTAAATTTAGCAGAAACAAGAGCTAAAGCAGGGTCGCCTTTAATGGCACAAGCTCAAAGTGAGTTACTTAAACAAGCTAAAGGAGATTACCTTACCCCAACAAGTAATCCCTTTCTTCAAAAACTTTACAGTCAAATGGCGGGAGATGTTACCGCAGGTGTTCAATCACAATTTTCTAAAGCAGGACGTTTAGGTAGTGCTGCTAATCAAGATGTATTAGCTGACTCTTTAGGCGATTTAGCAACAAAAATTTATGCTCCTAATTATCAACAAGAACGTGCAAATATGCAAAATGTTTTATTTCAAGCTCCTGCATTATCTGAAGCAGATTATTTAGATATAAATAAATTACGTTCTATTGGAGCTGAACGTGAAGCATTACAATCTAATGTTTTAGCTGATGCAATGAATAGATTTCAATACCAACAAATGTTGCCGTATGAAAAATTACGTAATTATCAAGCATCAACAGGTGGTTCGTATGGACAAACTTCAACACAGGTACAACCTCTTACTCGTAATGTAGGAGCAGGTTTACTTGGTGGTGCATTAGGTGGAGCTGAACTTGCAGGAATGATACCAGGCATGGGTGGTGGCATGGGAGCAGGACTTGGCGCTATTTTAGGTGGATTGTTATAATGGCAGATTTTTTTGAAATGATGATGTCGGGTTCAGGTTTAGATGGTTATAAACCTCGTTCCGCTTTAGACTTATTAATTTCAGATAAACTTACTCCTGATCAAAACAGAGCTGTTCAATCAAGAGGACGTTTAGGTTTAGCAAAAGGTTTACTGGCTATGTCTGGTCCTAGCACAACTCCTGTTTCTTTTGGTCAAGCATTTGCTAGTGGTATTGATCAGATGCAACAAGCAAGAGCAGGGGCCGTAGATGAAATGCTTAAAGGCGCGCAAATTGCAAACTTAACTGATGATGGCGAAGTAGATGAAGATATAAAAGTTTATATGACTACTAATGACCCTGACACACCTTTTGATGATACAAAAAGACAAGTTATAATTAAACGATCAGAGTATGATTCAACAAAACATAGATTAGAATTAGAGCCAGTAAGTGATTATGAAAAATATAAAGCAGAAGCAATAGAAATATATCCAGACGAACCTTTACTGCAAAAAGAACATATTATTAAAAAGATTGGTGGTATTAATGAACAAGATAGAAAATTATTAGATCAAAAAATTGTCATTAATGAACAACAAATAAAAACAAATGACATTAACAATCAATTTGCAGAAGAAATTAAACTATTAGATAGAGATAGTAAAAAACTACATAATGAAGGTTTAGAATTAGCTAATGAACATCAAGAAGTTGTTAATACTAATCAAGGATATATAGCTGAATTAGATATTCAATCAAAACAATTAAATAATCTTATAAAACAAATTGATATAGAAACATTACCAGACATTAAAGAAGCAGAATTAATAAATCTTAAAACAAACATTGAAGCAACAAAACAAAAAATTGCATTTGATGACAAAGCTAATCTTAAAAAGTTAGAAAAAATGGATTTAGAGATTGATGGTCTTCTTCTTAAAAATGAAGCAACAAGACTTGATAATGTTAATGCTCCTATTGTTAATAAATTAATCAATGAAGGTAAACAACTTGATAACCTGCTTAAGGAAATTGATTTAGAATTTGCTCCTGAAAAAGCAAAAAAAGAATTAGAAAATCTTGAACTGCGTAATAATGAATTGTTACAAACTATTGATTTTAATGATGAAAATAATCTTTTAATTATTCAAAAAAATAAATTAGCCATTGCTGAAGCTAAATGGAAAATAGAAAATCCCGATGTTGATTGGGACCAAATCAAAGTTGAAGGAACATTTAGAAAAGAATTTAATTCTCTTCCACAAGTTACAAATGCGATTGCTTCAGAAACATTTTACAATGATCTTTCGGTAATTATTGCACAACAAAATAGAGATAACGGAGACTTTGCAGAAGGTCCACAAGATTTAGCTATCATGTTCAATTACATGAAAATGTTAGACCCTGATTCTGTTGTTCGTGAAGGAGAGCAAGTTCTTTTAAAAGATACTAAAGGCATACCAGAAAAAGTATTAACAATGTTTAAAAAAGCTCAATCAGGGGAGTTTTTAGACGTTAATCAAAGAAAACAAATTTTAGATGTAACAACTAAACTAATGTCTCAAAGAGTAATGACATATCAAAACACTTATAACAAATATTCTAAAATTGCTAAAAACAATGGTTTTGATGTTGAAAGAGCTGTTCCAAAATTAGACTTTCCAAGATTTAATAAAATTACTAACGCAACAAGCATTTTAACCACAAACCCTTACCTAGAATAATATGGATATACAAAAAATACTAAATGCTGAACGATTTGGTTTGTTAAGTGAAGATGAACAAAATGCTGTTATTGACCTACGTTCACAAGGACAAATACCTGAAGCATATAATCAATTAAATGCTGATGAAATTCAGGGATTTAAAGAAATGGTTAATATATTTCTTCCTCAAAGCAAGGAAGCTCAATGGAATGATTATGATTATGCCAACATGTATCAAACAAAAGAAACTGTTAAAGGTGTATTTACAAATCCTGAAAATTGGGAACTAGCTGCGGCAACAGGAGGTGGTATTATTGCCCCTACTTTCTTGCCTGGTGTTGGTCAAGCAACTTTACCCGCTAGAGTTGCTGCTATTATAACAAAATATCCTCGACTAGCAAAAATTGCATCTGCCTTTATAGGTGGTACAGGAGCTTCTTATCCTTTAGCTGAAAGTGGAAAGGAAGCATTGGGGTATGGCGCTTTTGAAGCAGCAGGAGAAGGTGTGTTTCAAGGTGGAGCTTGGGCTTGGAAAA